TCAATATCCTAAAAAATTTATTTTCAAATTTCCATCTGGATAAACCACAATATTTTTAATCACTTGCCGCCATAAAGAACTTTTTTCCGAAATAGTTAGCTGTTTATATCCATCTCTAAATTCAGCAGTAGAGTAGTTATGCAGTGAGTTCAAATCAATTTTAGCAATTTTATTATCTCTTTCAGGTATTAAAAGTGCTTCTAATTCTTCTCTGTCTTTTTTATATTCCTCTAATGTTATAACCTCATTTAGATAAGCTTTTTTTAGTCTATCTATTTTCTTTTTTATTTTATCGTTAGTATTCTTAGTTTTTTTTACTTCGGGTTCTTGTTGCATTTTTACAGACAGCTCTTCTGCTTGTTTTTCAATATTTTCCAGAAGGAAATTTTCTAGTGTAGTTTCATATATACCTTTTTTATTACTACATTTTTTTACGTTATTACGGTTTTTGGTGCATCTATATAAATGTCTTTCATTCGGGTTTGTCGTACCGTCTTTGCGTACATATCGGCTAATAACCGCCGTGGCGGAATAATTACAACCACATTCACTACAAACTAACAATCCAGTAAACATATAGTCGCGTTTTTTATTCATACGAATATTTTTTGAAAGTTGTAATTGTACCCTTTCGAATACGTCACGATCAATAATAGGTTCACAAAAATTTTTATTATCTCGTAATTCACCAATGTATTTTCTATTAGTAAGCATTTGCCGAACGCTTTGATAATCTCTTGTCATGCTGAAATGATTTTCTAAATGTCTAACGGTGGCACGCATGCTACCAGTTTCTAAATAGTACTGGAAAATTTCTTTTACTATTTCAGCTTTTTCATTTGGAACAAGATGTTTGTCTTTGATTTCGTAGCCAAGGGGAACTTTTCCACTAACGACTTCACCTTTTCGTATTTTGTTATCAAAAACAGCACGTATTCTTTCAGAAGTCATCTGTGCTTCAAGCTCAGCAAAACCCATTGATTGATTTACAAATGAACGGCCCATTGCTGTTTCTGTGTTAAAGAAAGGTTGTGTAACGGCTAACCAAGTAACATTGTTTTTGTCTAGTATTTCTTGAATGTTTAAATAATGACGTAAATTTCTAAACCATCTATCTAATTTTGTAAATAAGATTGTATCAATTCTTCCTTTTTTTACATCATCTAACAATTTTTGAAATTCATCACGATATAGCTTTTGACCTGAAATACCGTCATCTATATAGGTTTTGAATACTTTCATGTTTCCTTGTTGTCTTACGTATTCATTTAAAGTGTGTTGTTGTTCATCCAAACTATCACCATGTTTGGCTTGCTGTTCTGTAGACACGCGTATATACAATGCAACTCGTTTTATTTCATTTGCCATTGTTTCACCTCATTATTTTTGGTAAAATAGGCGTAACAAAATAAGCCTATTTTGGTTCTATTTTTAACGCACAACTTCTTGGTCGGAGGGTGCGTTATTTTTTTTATTGATCGCTGTTTAATGGTATTTCCATAGTTTTTGTTTTATCTAATGGACTATATAGATAAAGAACAGTATATTTAGATTCGTCTTGTTTTGAATAAATAAGCGAAAAATCATAAATTTTGTCTTGGAAAGTGAATTTTCCTCCACCATTCATCACATTCTTGTATACTTCGCCAGTCTCAGCGTTAGTTTCATCAGGAAACTGGCTAACTTTGATGCTAGATAAATCAATTTTAAAATTATCAATTGCATAGTTTTTAGTTATTTGTTTTTCAGCAATGGTTGCAAACTCAGCTTTCGTACGACTATCTGTTTCAACTATACTACTGTTAGTCTTATCATAATCAGTCTTAGTTTCTTCTGAATCAGTACACGCAGCCAATGAAATAATGCTACTAGTTACTAATCCTAACATTGCTATTTTTTTCATTTTTTAAATTAAACCTCATTTCTGTTATAATATACTTGTCAGTAAATCTCAAAATGAGGTTTAAGTCCGTGTTTCCAACACGGGCTTTTTTTATTTCAAATAAATTTCTTGTCCCATTTTTAAGTTGTAATGAGCTATAACATTTGAGTAATTGTATTGTCCTTCATTTTTTTCGATTAAACATTTAAACATATATTGTTCTGCTTCGGCCTCCATCTTAGAACGAAAAACAGGTATTTTATATAATGCCATGATATCTAAATGGTCTTTGACATGTTTTAACTCGTGATATATTGCTTCTTCTTGTTCGGATGGTGTTAAATTTTGATTTACAAATATGATACCGTAAGTAGGGTCGAAACATGCGCGTTTGTTTAAAGTAGTAAAAACTAACTCCACATTATATTCTTCTACTAATTCTTTGATACTTTTCATATAAGCACAGCCTTTAACTTATTTCCCAAATCTACCCTTTAAATATGCACGTATAACTTCTCTGTCATGATCATCAAGCGGTTCACCGTCAAAACTCATGACGTTATCCAGTACATCATCTAAATCATCAGATGGTTTAGCACCAGCTTGGTTTGGATTTTCAGTACGCCCTAATAAATAATCAACAGAAACATTAAAATAATTGGCTACAGCTTCAAGTTTATCCGAAGAAGGTGTTCGCTTATTCCATTGATAAATAGTATTTCGTCCAATATTTATTTCTTCTTCAAGCTGATAAATAGACACATCTCTATCTTTTGCTAGTTTTTTTATACGTTCCAAAAGGTTCATATGAAAACATTCTCCTTCTAGTTACGTGTTATTTACAAAAAAAGTTAGTAAAAGTATTTGACATTTACAATATTTGTTAGTAATATAATCACGTAAGCTAATTTATTAGCTAATAAGTTCTCAAATAAAACCTATAAACAAAACTTAAAAAATCGTTGGGGAACGGTAAAAGTATTGTTTTAGAAGGCTTTTAAAGTCTTATTTAGCTATGGGTTCATTTTACAATATGTGTTAGAAAGTGTCAACGAATTTTATTAAATTAGCTAATTTTTTAGCTTACAAATCAGAGATGAAAGGAAGTGAGTAATAAATATGTCACAAGATTTAGCTATTGAAGTAAGAGCAGCACTAATTCGTGCAAGAAAAACCCAATCTTGGTTAGCGAAACAATTAGGGATTTCAAGTCCGTACTTATCAGATATTCTTCATGGCCGTAGACATTCAGAAGAGCAAGTTCGGAATATCAAAAAAATATTAGATATCAAGTGAGGTGAATAAAATGGCAGATCAAGTAAATATTGATTTATTAGGTCAAGCATATTGTAACGTTATGACACGTAAAACAGGCATCACGCATACGTACACTATTAAAGGAAAGGGTGATAAAAAACAAAATGAAAAAAATGTACAGAAACCTAAATAGTATAACCTACGGATTATATATTTTTGGAGTGGGATTACTAATTGGCACAAAAGCAGATGGAAAGATTTTGTTGATTTATGCATTAGTATTGATGACTTATAACCTTGTCATTGAATTATGTTCATTTAATAGTTGGATCGCCGATAACGCTGGTGAAGATTACAAGAGGAAACAGAATCGTGAGGTGAAATAAATGGGTGTATTCGACGTAATAGGAATAGTCGCAATTCCAGTAGCTATCTTGTGTTTTCATAATTGGATAATTGGTGAGCGATTAAGTGAAGCTGAAAACCGAATAAATAGTTTAACCATTCAACAAATGAACTCACGACCAACATTTCAAGATAGTAGGACAGGAGCCGTTTTACCAACCCGACAACAAGCTATACCACCACAAATGAAAACTAAGACTAAATCGGTTTTGAATGAACATGAAACTGAAATGGTTAAAGAAGTAGTGCTAGAAAAAATCGATGTATTGAAGAATAATTTGCGATTTATGCGATCTAATCAACGCAAACACAACAACGTTTATACATTAAATCAGCTTGAAAGACAATTGACTCTGTATGAAAGAATTTACAAAAAGATGTCTGATAATGAGGAATGAAAAGATGGAACAACAAATAAAGACCCACTTCGACGGCCATCAAAGTAGGTCAATTACAAATATCAAATTCAAGGAGAGTGTACCACATGAATAAAGAAATTGAAAGAATGATTATTGAACTTGAAAAAGAATGTAAGGCACAGAATGTTGAACTTCTTTTATGTGCTACAAATTTTGAAACAGGCCAAGGAAGTACTGCGTTTTGTGGTTCAGTTATCGGTTTAGCTATACTCTTGCAAAAACTTGTAGGTGATCTAAAAGAGCAATTAAGTATAAGCGAATCTTGTGATTGTCCAGAATGTGTAGCAGAAAAAGCCGAAGATGCTGCAAATGAAAAATCTATGGATGAACTACTAACTGCATTTTTACGAGGTGAACTGCAATGATTGAAGTAAGAGGTTTAAGTGATGATGTTTACGAATTAATGTTAGCGAATGCTCAAAATAGGATTATTCAATCAATTCGAACTGCAGCAGCAAATGGTAATACAAGTTGCGTAGTGAATAGTAAAGGTCTTACATCAACGTTTTTATCTCAATTAGAAACAGAAGGATTTGATCACGTTGAACTTGAAGAAAACAAAACGAAAATATTTTGGGAGTGGTGAAAATGCCTGAATTTGATTCATTAGGGGCTAGACAAGAACCTCCAGAAGAAAAAGAAGCATTAGAGCCAACATGGGAATATGACGAAGAAGAGGAGAATGACAATGAGTAACGATTTAACACAAATAACACAACGATCTTTAGATGAACAAGTCATCGGAAATTTGAATAGATTGCAAGAGCAGGGATTAGAAATGCCACCAGGTTATAGTCCACAGAATGCATTGAAAAGTGCTTTCTTTGAACTAACCAACAATTCAGGAGGAAACCTTCTTCAGTTGGCAGCTAACAATCCAGAAACTAAAACATCTATTTCTAACGCCTTGCTTGATATGGTCATCCAAGGATTATCGCCAGCTAAAAAACAATGTTATTTCATCAAATATGGAAATAAAGTTCAGCTTATGCGCTCATATTTCGGAACCATGGCTGTATTAGATCGAGTAACTGGAGGGGCAGATATCACGCCTGTTGTAGTAAGAGAAGGCGATGTATTTGAAATTGCTATGGATGGTCCCGACTTAGTTGTTGCTAAACATGAAACGGCCTTCGAAAACCTAGACAACGACATTAAGGCTGCTTATGTGGTTATTAAGCTAGCAAATGGTAAAGAAGTAACAACCGTCATGACAAAGAAACAAATTGATAAGTCATGGAGCAAAGCAAAAACAAAAAATGTTCAGAATGATTTTCCAGAAGAAATGGCAAAAAGAACTGTCATCAATCGAGCTGCTAAATATTTAATCAATACTAGTAACGATAATGATTTATTTGTGCAAGCCGCTAAAGACACACTCGAAAATGAATTCGAACGAAAAGATGTAACACCAGAGCGAGAAGAGCAAGCTGCGGTACTTGAAGAAAAACTATTTTCCAACAATATAAAAGCTGTTGATCAAGAAAACGAGAATGAACGAATTACACGTGTAGCTGACGTACCAGAGCAACCCGATATTGAACAAGCCAAACCAATTGAAAAAGATAATTTAACGAAAGTAGCTGACCAAATTTTAGAAGAACCAGTTCAAGAAACTTTAGATGTGATGGCTGGTTATGAAACCAATCAGAAAGAGAGTGAAGCTGATGTCTCAACGATTGAAGAAGACGATTATCCTTTCTGATGAAAATTATTATTCACAAGAAGCGGACCTAGCTTATATGTCTGTCTCTCAATATAAAAAATTTCTTGAATGTGAAGCTGCAGCTCTTGCCAAGTTAAAAGGCGAATGGACACCAGAAAACGATCCTAAAGCATTGCTAGTTGGTAATTATGTTCATTCTTACTTTGAATCACCAGAAATTCATGAAGCATTTAAAGAAGAAAATAAAAGCAAGATGTTTTCTTCAAGAAAACCGTTTGGCCTACTGAAAGATTTCCAAATTGCGGAGCAGATGATTGAAAGATTAAAACAAGAAGAAGCCTTTTTAAATATTTATCAAGGTGAAAAAGAAGTGATCGTCACAGGTGAAATTGGTGGTGCAATGTGGAAAGGGAAAATTGATTGTTTGAATTTAGAAGAAAAGTATTTTGTAGACATCAAAACAACCAAAGATATGCATGAGAAGAAATGGGATGAACGTTTAAACAGAAAAGCAAACTTCATTGAACGCTTCGGTTACGTGTTACAAATGGCTGTTTATTGCGAACTGCTTCGACAACAATATGACAAAAATTTTCTTCCTCTCATTGCAGCTGTTTCGAAACAAACACCTAGTGAAGCAAAACTCATCACTCTTAGTGAAGAAAAAATGATTTACGAATTAGAAGAATTAAAAGAAAACATCGAGCATATTGTGCGAGTTAAAAATGGTGAGGAAGCACCAGTTAGTTGTGGAATTTGTGAATATTGTAGAGGACACAACAAAATTACAAATTTTACCAGTATGGACGATTTATAGGAGGTGCATAACGAATGAATACTGGATATATAAAATTGTATCGAAAAGTGACTAATTCATTCGTTTGGACCAATTCCGATATGTTCAAGCTTTGGATACTTTGTTTAATGAAAGCAAGTCATGAAGACAGGAAGTTTTTGTTTAATGGTCAAGAAGTACGCTTGACAAGCGGACAATTCGTCACGGGAGCCCATGCGATAGCAAAAGAGTACAACGAAGGAGTGTCGAGTGACAAAGCGATTGCATGGCGAACGCTATGGAGATGGCTTAAGAAATTTGAAAATGAAGAATTATTGACAATCCAGTCAAACGCTAGATACAGCGTTATAACAATAAAAAATTGGTCTGATTATCAATCAGGTGACAAGCCGTTGACAAGCCAAAGACAATCGAGTGACAAGCCATTGACAACATACAAGAATGAAAAGAATGAAAAGAATGAAAAGAATGTTGTAGTAGTAGAAGAGCAGCAGTCAGTTTTTCAACTTTATCAATCAATTTTCGGAATGCTAAATTCGGTCACTACTCAAAATTTAGAGTACTGGTGTAATGATTTATCAACTGAATTAGTAAGTGAAGCTTTAAAAATTTCCGCAAAATCAAATGCTAGAAATTTCAAATATACAGAAAGCATTTTGAGAAATTGGGAACAAGAAGGCGTTAAAACTTTAGATGATGTAAAAGCTTTAGCCGTAAAAAGAGAACGTAATACAACCAAGCAACAGAAATCAAACACAGGTCATTCAGATTACGATGATCTTGGATTTTAGGAAGTGAAAGAATGAAGTCGGCATCAGATGGATTTTCAAAAATGATTAAAACGTTGCTTTATATCACACCTGATCCATGTCCAGAGTGCGGAGGAAATCTTTATGCTTGGCGTGCAAAAAACAAAGATGGGTCCGATAGGTGTCCGCCAACTTGCATGGAATGTGGATATAAAGCACGCAAAAAAGCAGAAGACCTTGAAACAGAGAAAATGTTTAACGATAGTTTGAAAGCCAGAGCGATTAATTACTTGAAGTACAGCTCTCTTTATACCGACAAAAATTTAATTAATTGTCGTTTTAAAACATACAAAACAGTAGACACAGAAACTAAGCTTGCTTTTGAAATTGCAAATCGAGCCACAACTGAAATTCTTTTGAATAAACCAATTCATATGATTCTTTCAGGAAAAAGTGGTGTTGGAAAAAGTCATTTAGCTATGTCAACGGCTTGGGAAGTGTTGGAGAAATCAAACTATGATAAACGCTGCTTATTTATTAGCTATGCGGAACTCTTAGAACAACTAAAATTTGCGATGAATGATGAGCAAGCCAGAAAAGAGATAACAGGTAGTTTGATGGCAGAAATCAAAAGCGCAGATTTAGTAGTTCTGGACGATTTAGGAGCCGAGTTGGGAGTTAAACAAATTGATGATAGGAATAAAAGTACTAACTTCAATAACGACACCTTGAATCGCATTGTAGAAGCTCGGCAGAATAAAGCAACTATTTTTACTACGAACTTAACTGGTAAAGAAATGAGTCAAGCTTATGGGGAGAGAATTCTTTCTCGTATCATGAGTAATTCACAAGGTTTTGTGATGAAAATTGAAGGGACATCAGACAAACGAGTAGCAGGCATCTAAAATGTTATTTTTAGCGAATATATTCAGCGTAGAGCGGTTTTACAATCAAGTGAATATAAATAGATACAAAGAAAGAAAAACGGATTAAAACGCATTTTAAAGCCTTAAAAACAAATCGATAGAAAGGGGAATCATTCAATGCCGTATGTAGTGAAAATTTCAGCCTATCTTGGCAAAGATGGTCGACCAGTAGCCAATTTAAAAGATGCTGTGCTATTTGAGCAAAAAGAGACAGCAGCTATTGCAACAATCGTATCTGGCGGAACCGTTTCAGAAGTAAAGGAAGCCATTATAATGCCAGAAAAACCAAAGAAACATATAGGGAAATCTATTAAACGGATTGATAAGAAGGAACCGACCGAAAAAGCTACCAAAAGTAATCAAGCCTGGATGAAAGGGGCTAAATAAGAATGAAGTGTGTTAGATGTCAAGATCAGCGCGTGATTTGGGGCAAAGACAGATTTAATTATGCAACACCTATTCCATGTCCTGAATGCAACAAAGATGGAAAAGCAGTTCGAGCGGAAACTGCGACCAAGGAAAGGGAGTTAAAACAATGCAATCACCAACAGCCCTGAATAAGCGAGGAAACAAAGTCACAATTGATGGTTACACATTTGATAGCCAGAAGGAAGCTAACTTTTATACAAAGTTTGTCAAAAATTGTGGGTTACCTTTTGAAGTTCATCCGCGTTTTAGACTAACCGAACTTACACCAACTGCGGATGGTATAGGCAAAATTTCGGCGATAGCTTATTCACCTGACTTCATCATAAAAAACTTAGATGGGAGTTGGAGACATGTCATTGATATTAAAAACTCTTTTGGCGTGTATGGTATTGACCAATCCGTTAAGCTTCGTTTTCGTCTATTTGCCCTTCGATATGGTCATCCAGTTGAAGCGATTGTTGTTCGTGCTAGAGATTTTAAAGTGATCACTCAAGGTGTAACTAAGCCTTTAAACGAAAAAAGACCATTCATAACCGATAATTTCGATTACGAATGGAAAGATGCAACTAATTATTAAACGAAAGTAGGAAAATAAAATGACAAAACAAGTAAATTTCAGACCAGAAGTGAAAAAAGTGACATCTAAATCAAACGGAAATATCGAAGTGTTATTAGTGGTTAGCAACGCTTCATTAAAAGGGAAATATGAAAGTTTAAACGAATTTTTAGGTAAAACAGTATCAACGACCATTGAGCCAGAAACAGTAGAATACAAGGTACCAGTTAACAAGCAGACGAATAAGCCAAATGTCGAATACGTTGTAAACAACGACGGAACAGTTGAAGTTCTAAAAGAAGAACAGACTTCTTTAGAAATGGGCGATGATGTGCAAGAAGTCGAAGAAGTTGCTGTGCAAGTATCGAAAGAAACCATTGACGAATTCATCAAGAAAGCAACCACAATCGAATGGCCAGAATCAGTAACAATCAACGTTCGTGGTGTGTTGCATCGAATCGATGAAGGGGAAGCGCTAGAAGAAATTGCGGCTGATCATGATGTTTCAGTTGAAAATCTAATCAACCAAGTTGAACTTGCACGCCAACATTTTGCACCGTTTGCAGATTCTTGGAGCAAAAACAAAGAGAACATCATTTTCCCTGAAAAGACAGTTGAAGATGATGAAGAAGAAATCGAAGAATAATCTCGTAGAAAGTGAGTGTTCATTTTGCTTGAGATTTATTATACGCCAACATCCGCAATAATTGCGGATGCATTGGCTAAAACATATGAAGTTGTTTCTTTAGAAACAGCTAGAAATATTGCCAAGAAATTTAAGGCTAGTTTAAAGCAGAAAACGGACCTTTATGTGATTGAGGGAATTTTGATTGATGCTGGTTATAAAAAAGAGCCAGTGAATTTGTAGAAGGGATTGGAGATTTTGTCGACTGTATTAAAAACACAGTTAAAAAAAGACTAAGAATTAACCTAGTCTTTGGACTGAAAGTTCAGCAGCTAATGATTGTTCACTAGTTACTGATTGTTCATTTTCTGTAATTGGGAAAATAGTAACATTCCTAACTAAAAATTTTCCTTCTTTTCTAGGAATTTCAATCATATCTCCAATTCTTGGAATAATTGGATAATAAACTGACAGTCCTGTGAAAAAATAATCAAGTTCTGGTGAATCAAAAGTAACTCTAAACATCTATTACGCTCCCGTTCTTTTTTAAGAATATTATCGCATAAATTTAATTGAAACGCCAGATAAATTGGAGCTAGGTAAATGAAAAGACGGTTTTTTCATTGTACTGGATAAAAAATATCGAATTGGAATTAAATTAAGTGAAAGGAGTGGAGGTTTGCGGCCGCGATTAAAAAGCTTTTTGCTCCTTTGGAATTATGAAATTAACAACAGAAAAAATAAATGAACTGCTAGGTGTTGATGAAAGCTTTCATGCTTCCTATAAATTGATTGAAATATTAAGTAGTCTAAGCGAACGAGAACTACTATTTACCAACTTTTTTAAAGAAGAACAAGACCTATCATTTGATTGGTTCACAGAATATTTTCAAGCGGAACATTCAGACCGAAAAGGCAAGAAACAAGATTTTACACCAGATGGAATTATTCGGGTAGCCAGTGGAGTTCTTGGGCCAACTCGTTCCAATGCAGACATTTGTGCAGGAACTGGCGGTTTAACAATTAAACGATATGCAGAAAATCCTGATGCACAGTTTTATTGTGAGGAGTTTTCAGATCGTGCATTGCCATTTCTCTTGTTTAATTTAGCAATCAGAAATATAAATGCCGTAGTTCTGCATGGTGATTCATTAAGCCGTGAATTTAAAGCAATATACAAATTAACAAAATCAACTGAGTTTAGCTCTATTGAAATTGTTGACGAAGTACCAGCGACTAAATCGGAAACGGTCATCATGAATCCACCTTACTCGCTCCCTTGGAATCCATTAAAAGAGTATTTAGAACAAGAGCGTTTTTCGGATTTTGATGTATTAGCACCAAAATCAAAAGCAGACTACGCCTTTTTATTACAAGGTATCCATCAACTAAAAGAAAATGGTGTGATGTCTATTATTTTACCGCACGGCGTTTTGTTTCGAGGTGCTGCAGAAGAAAAGATTCGCAAGAAACTTATTGAAAAGAATCTGCTAGATGCCGTTATTGGACTACCTGCAAAAGCATTTATGAATACTGATATTCCGACGGTTCTTCTAGTTTTAAAAAAGAACCGATTAAATAAAGATATTTTATTCATTGATGCCAGCAAGGAATTTAAAAAGGAAAAGGCTTGGAATGTTTTAGAAGACGAACATGTTGCTAAAATTTTAGAAGTGTTCCAATCAAGAAAAGCAGTTGATAAGTTTAGCAGTATAGTTACTATCGAAGAATTGAAAGAAAATGACTTTAATCTAAACATACCACGTTATATTGATACTTTTGAACCAGAAACTGTAAAGCCATTATCTGAAATAATGGCAGAAATGAAACAAACAGAGCAAGAGATTGCAAAAAATAATATCGAGCTAGCCAAAATGATGAATGATTTAGTCGGAACTACGCCAGAAGCTGATAGACAAATAAAAGAGTTTGCTTCATTCTTTTCGGAACATGTTGGGTATAAGGATAATCAAAAACCAAAACGACGAATAAAGAGAGCAGAACCGACGGAAGGGGAGCAATTGAGCCTATTATGATTGATTTTGATAACTTTGAATGTGTCAAATTAGAAGATGTGGCAGAATTTGGAAGGGCAAAAGCGGGATACATTTATCCTGCTGGAACATCAACCATTCAAATATCGGCTACGACAGGCCAAATAGATTTTCTAGAATATCCTAGGGAAGTACCAACAAAGGAAGTTGTGATCATTCCTCAAAATGGAATTGAGCCTAAGTATTTTAATTTAATTCTACAAAGAAATGTCGAGAAATTTATTGCGAAGTATGCAACAGGTATCAATATACAAGAAAAGGAAATTGGTAATTTTCCAATAGAGTTATTCAATCGAGAAACCCAAAAAGCCTTTGTTCGGATGATGGATCATATCACGGATGAAATAGCGACGGCAGAAAATGAACTAACCATCTATAAAGAAATGAAAAAAGCTTTTCTTGGGGATTTGATGTTGTAATTTAAGAAAGCGAGTGAAGAAGATGATTCCAAAATTTAGAGCATATGCAAAAGAAGTGAATAAAACATATGAAGTCACTGAAATTGATTTCGGTGATGAGCAACTAAAAACAGAATGGGGCGATTGGTGGTCTTTTGATGAAGTAGAAATTATGCAATCAACAGGCGTAAAAGACAAGAACGGCGTTGAAAGTTTTGAGGGTGATATTGGCTGGGATGACCATCAAGAAGTGCACGGACAAGTAATTTTTGAAAATGGTGCATTTAAATATGAGTGGGAAAATATATCTGAGGATTTATTTGAAGCTACCGACGATATTGAGATTGTTGGTAATATCTACGAGAATAGTGAGTTATTGGAGGGATCGGAATGAGTTACGAAATAACGGACGACGAGAACATCAGTCATAATACACAACAAAAAATTATAGCGATTGACGGTAAATATTTATACAAAATTCATTTAGAAAAAGAAGCCTATCGTAAAAATGGAGAAACGGGCGTTGATTACACCTTGGATATTGAATGCGGCGAAACCGGCGTCAATGTACAAGCGGTGTTACCACACGAAGTCCTTTATGAATTAAATAAAATGATCGGCGACAGTCTGAAATTTTAGGAGGAAAACAGCTATGGTTATTAAACAAGGTGACAAAGTGAAGTATATTGGTACAGCAATTCCCGAATATACTGGAAAAATATTAGAAGTAAAAAAGGTAATTCCTTCAGGGTATATTCTTTTGTTTCCAGAAGAAGACAGAGGATTGATAGGAATTGAGGGATTCGGCGTATGGAAAAAAGAATCACTAATCTGTGGGTTTGATGAAGTGGAGGAGCAGCGATGAATAAACAAGAATTGATTGGTATTTTAGAAGGTTTAGAAGGTGATTCATTCATCGAAAAGTACAACGAAGGATATGACCAGGCAGTTCGTGACTGTTTGATTGCAGTAAAACAACTTGACGAACCGAAAAAAACTGTATTGCCCAAAAAGGCCGATGACTTTATCAAAGAAGGCGAAGGCCTAGGTTCTGATAAAGTTGATATTATTGATTCAGCAATTTCTTTCGCAAGAGCAATGCCAAATGATGAATTTCCTTTGTGGTTTAAGTCGAATAGAGATTTATTTGTTGATGCATTAGCTAACGGTTACGAAGTCGAGAAGGGACCTTTATATCACGTTTTATTACCAGACAAATGGGCGACTAACACAGGATATACTTTTTTAAATTTAGCGGGAGCAATTGATTTTACGACATGTAAGGAAAAGGTGGATATGTTAACAGAACAAGAAATCAAAGCAGTTGATGAGCGCTATTGGCCGTTTGCTGTGAAGGTGGATGGTGAATAAATGAAACGCAACTGGAAAAGAGTAATAAATAAAGTTAGTGGCATTGCAATAATGATTCTTGTAGCCAAAGCAATCGTGAGCTATTTCGTGTATGGCAATGACATAACAAGCAGTGACCTCGTTTATTTCCTTTCATGCTCGTTTATTTTGGGGTTAGGGCTATATTTAGGAGGTTCAAGTGTATGAGTTATCCAGAAGTTTATATCTTAGGAAGGCAAGTCGATGGCGTTTATGTTGAGTATTCAGAACCATATCTTTCAAAAAAAGAAGCTGAATTTGATAAGCATCACTATGAAATGGGCCAATCAATGTCACATGATGCTGGCTCTTGGAAAATTTTAAAGTATGGCAGACCAATTACACTGGAGGTGCAACATGGGTAAGAAAAAATCAAAAATTAAAAAGAAAAAGCGTCGCTTGCAAGAAAAGGCAATTGCAAACGGCACTCAAAATTCTAAAAAATAAAAAAAGTCGGAATCGCTCCGACCAACCACATTGATATTATAACATAAAAGGAGCGATTTAACTTGATTCAATTGTTAAAAGAAGTTGATTTCAGTCAGACTAGAGCCAATGCGAGAGCCGTGTTGAAAAATTTTAGACGTTTGGACCGAATAGCTGGTCGTTCCTTAGTAGATGTTCGATCACCAATCATTACAGACATGCCCAAAGGTATAAAGCATGGTAACAAAGCAGAAGATGCGTTGATCCAGATGATTGATGTTGAAGCAGAACGTGATGCAATCCTAACGGCTATGATGTCATTAAGCATAATAAGTCGTCAAATTCTTCACTACAGTTTCTGTGTGCAGGACCATTACTCTAATTACAAAATCGCCAGAGAAATTGGATATTCTGAAAGAAGTATTCAACGTATGAAATCAGAAGCTTTGATTGAATTCGCAGAAGCTTACCGCAATGGAAAAATAATTGCATATAAATAATTTTTGGCGGTTTTTTGGCGGAAAGTTGGCGGTTTTTATACGAATTTGAGTGATAATATAGTAATATCGAAAGTCAAAGAAATGGACACATTACACAACACTTTCTGGTTTAGTCACCGTTTGATTTGCCTTTCGATAGTCACTTGCAGACTTACGTTCTCAATAAAATGAAGTGAGGTGAATAACCTCCTCTTTTTTCTACAGGTTTGCGAGAGTTAAGTTTAGTCACTGTGGCGGAATAGGTAGACGCTCGTACGTGAGATTAGACATTGGAACAACGTATAAGTTCGTATGTAGGGCTTTGGCCCATCGGATAAATCTAATCATGCGAGGTGCAAATCCTTGCCAGTGACATAATCATTTTAGCCGTGAAAGTCTGCAAAAGCTACGTCCTGATGGGAAAATATTCTGACGAGAGTGTGTAAAGGTTAATTTGATTTATTAGCAATTGCTAGAAGGTAGCTCCTTCTGGTATGGCGTGTAGCTCAATTGGTGAGAGCAGTTGATTTTTTAATCAAGTACATGCAGGTTCGACTCCTGTCACGCCAATAAGTAGCAAATGCTGCTTAAATAAAATAGATCGTCAATAAATGTTCGGACAAACAAATTGGCGCTACTACCTTTCACGAGGGCTGCATTTATATGCAGTCCTTTTTGTTTTAAGTGTAGTAGAGTTTTCATTTTGAAAGGGGATAAGTAAGACAATGCGTGTATTAATTAGAAGTTCAGCATCTGGCAAAGAGTATTGGGATACTGAAGAAAAAAGAAATGTGTTTGTACCTAAAGGTCAAGAACCTGATTTTGAAGTTACTGAAAATCCTGAGTCAATGCTAAGTAAAGAAGCTGATTTATATGTTGGTGGATTACCAATTACTGTAGGGAATGTAACGGTTGATACTGATGGAATTAAAGGCGAACGATTATTAACAACCGCAAGTGCTGATGAAGAACAAGATGAGATTGTTCCATCTGATGATGAATCTGTTGTGTTAGAAGAAATGTCTGTAAAAAAATTACGTGAATATGCGAAACGAAATGATATTGAAATTCCAAGTGCTGTTCGTGTAAAAGCTGAGATTCTCAATATTATTAAAGAATCTGAATAATGCGCTATTGCCAATTTGAAGGTTGTTCTAACACAACAGAAAGAGGTGCCTATTGTTCTGAACATGCTAGAAGTTCGAGAAAAAAGAAGAAGAAAGGAAATGTTTATCACCATAAGAACAAATCGTTTTATCGAACAAAAGCATGGCAAGATGTTGCTGATTTTGTTTATGAAAGAGAAGGTGGCTGCTGTCAAAGATGTGGCCGCTTTGTATTCGGAAGGCAAGCGCATCGGCATCATGTGATACCAATCAAGAAGAACGAAATGCTCAAGCTTGATCCAAACAATATTCGTTTGTTGTGTCCAAAATGTCATGTGATTGAAGAAAATGAATCAGATGAGAAAAAAGTTTTTCCGTCTTATTTTTGATTCAAGCCCCCCTATCAAATTGAATTCAAATTTTTCTCTGGGAGATAGGGTAGAGGGAGTCACGCGTATCGTTAGGTCAAAATTTCAAAAATAAAAAGGGGGTGTATAAAAAAATGACCACTAAAGCGCAACGTAAAGCGATTATTGATGAAAAAGTTAATCATGAAAAAGCACGGATTTTAGAAATTATGCGCAAGTCTGATTTATACACTATTACTCTTGATCCATTGATTGAATCATACTTGGATATTTTTGAAGTTTACCAACACAAATATATGTTGTGGAAAGAAAAAGGTTTTCCTGAAACACAAAAAACAACAAATAAAGCTGGTGCCACAAACAACAGTAAACATCCACTGGCGCAACAAGTTGAAGTTTGGGCCGATAAAAAGATGAAAGCTTTAGATTTATTAGGATTAACAAATAAAGCAAAAGCAGGTAGACAAATTACTGGTGGTTCAACAGCCAGAGCAGGTGAAGAAATAAAACGACCAGAAGAAAAACCTGTTGATGAATTGGCTAAACATCGAAATAAATGGCGTAAAAAGGCAGGTAATGAAACATGATTGAACCTGGTGTAAATTATGCCGATCTATTTGCGAAAGAAGTTAGAAAGCATCCTAAGAAATATCCAAAAACGGTTCGTTTAGCAATAGATCGTTGGTATCGATGGAAGAAACGAAAAGATATTTGGTTTGATGTTGATCGTGCAAATGAAATGATGGACTGGGTAGAATCTTTTATTGTTCATACAAAAGGCGATATGGTAGGTAAACCATTTCTTTTAGAGCCATGGGAAAAATTCATTTATTCTTGGATTTATGGCTGGGTAAAAGAAAATGAAAAAGGGCAAGTAGTCCGTGTTACTCGTGAGGCATACGTACAAATACCAAAGAAAAATGGGAAAACATTAATAGCCGTAGGGGCGTTGGGATATGCTATGTATGGCGAAGGTGCTTTATCTGTCGATTGCTATGCATGTGCTTCTGATTTTGCCCAAGCGCAATATGCTGCTAAGCCTTTTGCCGCTACTATTCTAAATAATCCTGTCTTATTAGATGGAACTAAAATATTTAAAGGTCCAAAAGGAACCGTTTCAAGTATTACGTATGACTATTTACATGAAGAAATGGCTTATACAAACAAGTTCATTGTTCAGACAAAGAATATTGACAACATAGAGGGTTCCAATCCATATTTTGTTTTAAACGATGAGTTGCATAAACAAGAAAAAATGGAACAGTACGACAACTTTAAGTCAGCACAAATTTCATTACCGCAACCGTTAATGTTTAATATTTCAACAGCTGGTAAGGGAAGTAGTTCAGTTGGTATTCGCGTCTATAAAGAAGCAAAAGAGGTCTTAAAGCGTGATGACAATGATTCAAACTTTGTTTTAATTTATGAGCCAAATAAAAATTATGACTGGACAGATAAAAAAGTTTGGGAAATGTGCAATCCTAACTGGGGAATATCTGTTGATTTGTCTGCTTTAGAATCAGCCTTTAAAACTGCGCAACGTTCCGCTCACTCGAAAGCTGAATTTTTAACGAAGCATTTAGATGTGTTTGTTAATGGTGCAGATAATTTCTTTGAACAAGATCAAGTGGAACCTTGTTTGGTTTCTACAAATGAATTAGGAAATTTAAGTGGTGAGCCATGTTGGATTGGTTTGGACTTATCTAAAAGCCGAGATTTAACTTGTGTATCATTAAATTTTCCTACATGGGATGCCGAAGGAAAAGCGATACTCAAAGTAAAACAATTATATTTTATTCCTAGTGAAAATATTGATTTTCGAGAAAAGGAAGATAATGTGCCATATTCTGAATTAGCAGAACAAGGATTTGTTGAATTTTGTGATGGTAAGTTAATTGATCAAGAACAAATATTTCATTTTATTGAAGATTGCATGGATTTTTATGATGTTCAACAAGTCAATTATGATCCAGCGATGAGTGACCGATTAGTTGAAAAATTGGAAAACTTAGGCTTGGAATGTATACAAGTTGATCAGTACGCAAGAGTATTGAATTCACCACTTGAAGATACCGAACGATTATTTTATGAGCAAAGGATTATGTTTGATAATCCTTTATTTTTGTATTGCGCTTTAAATGTGGTTGTCAAAATGGATTTTCAAGGTCGTAAAGTGCCAAGTAAAAACCAGTCAAAGAGAAAGATTGATGGATTTGTGGCCTTTCTTTGTGCGCATAAAGAAACAATGGAACAAATGATTGATGTGAATGAGGATGACATGGACGATTATTTAGATTCTATCTATCGATAATAGAAAGGCGGTGAGAAATTGAAGTTAAGAGATAGATTTTCAAATGCAGTATATGGATTTTTAGAAAAACGTGGATGGATTGAAGATATCTATGGAAACTCAACAAGATATTCGCAACGTTATGTTAATGATTCATCAATTATGGAATCGTCCGATGTGTATGAGTTGGTACAAGATATTTCAAATCAAGTTGCGTTAGCTGAACCAGTAGTGATTGGTCCTGATGGCGAAGAAGTAAAAAATCATTTCTTGTTAAAAATATTAAAAAAACCGAACAATTATCTAACTGGTTTTGAATTTGCAAAACTAGAAACAAACACATTGCTAATTAATGGGGAAGCTTTTCCGATTACTGATAATGATCAACTGCATTTAGGTTACGGCGTACAAACAACCATTGATGATCGTTTAATTGAAAAATTTTCAATGAATGGTCAGCCAATACCAGGAAACATGATTCGTCATATAAAAAATATCGGTGTTGATTCCTTAAAAGGTGCTGGAATTATCGATCTTGCAAAAAGCACACTAGAAGGCGTTCTAAGCGCTGAAAAAGTTTTGACAGATAAATATACTAAAGGCGGTTTACTTGCTTTCTTATTAAAGCTGGATGCTCACATTAATCCGAATAACAGCGCCCAACAAAAAATTGTAAAAGCTATTTTAGATCAGTTGGAAGGTGTTCAGGACGATAGTAATCATTCAGTTAAAATGATTCCACTTGGAAAAGGTTATTCCATTGATACTTTAAAAAGTCCTGTGGATGATTCCGCTATTCTTAATTATTTAGGTGTTTATAAAAAAGACTTAGGGAAATTTTTAGGAATAGATGTAAATACCTATCAATCATTAATGAAATCAGATATTGAAAAAGCGATGATGTATCTTCATAATAAAGCAATTAAACCAATACTGAAGAACAAGAGCGAGCATTACTCAGCTCTTTTTTTTACGCCTAATTCTGGCTATCGAGTGGAATGGAAAATTAATATTTTAGATTTTGTACCGTATTCTACCAAGACAAATATAGGATATAACATTGTGCGAACTGGTATTACAAGTCCTGACAATGTAGCAGAAATGCTTGGTTTTCCTAAACAAAATACTGCAGCAACACAAGCTGTCTATATTTCAAATGATCTGACAGAAATTGGCAAAAAAAATGCTACAGATAACTCGTTGACAACAGAGGATGACTTGAAGGGAGGTGATAAGAATGAAGAAACAGGAAATTCGGACATTTGACATCACTAACCTCACCACAAGAAGTGAAGAAGATAGTCAAACACAGATTGTTACTGGTTATGCAGCCGTATTTAATAGCCCGACAGAGTTATGGGATGGGCTGAATGAAGTAATTAAGCCAGGGGCCTTTAGCCGTGCTTTAGCAAACTCAGACGTACGTTGTTTATTTGATCATGATTGGGGCAAAGTACTAGGGCGTACAAAAAGCGGAACTTTGAAACTTGAAGAAGATGATAAGGGACTACGATTTGAAGTTGAGTTGCCAAACACAACAATCGCAAATGATTTGATTCAATCGATGACACGTGGCGATATCAATCAGTGCAGTTTTGGGTTTTATCCTACGGAAGAAACTTGGGATTATAATTCCGAACCAGTACTAAGAACCATAAATGAAGTCGAATTGTATGAAGTTTCTATTGTTTCATTACCTGCTTACGAAGATACCGAAGCAACGTTATCGAGAAACAAACAAGAAATGAAGCAAGATATTAAAACTAGAAAAAATTTAATTAAAAAAATCAAAACAGCGCTTGAAGCGTAGGAGGAAAAAACATGAACAAAAAATTATTACGTCAATTACAAGCTCGCCACGAGCAACGATTAAGTGATTTAAAAGGGCAAATTGAATCAGGAGAAGTACGCGAAGCGGATTTGGATTCAATTAATGAAGAAATTGATGGTTTAATTGATGAATTAAAAGGTATCAAAGAAGAACTAGATGAAGTATCAACGGATGAAGAATCAAGTGATGAAAATAATGATTCAGAAAATAGTGATACAACAGTAGCTGCAGCAACAGATACAGATGGTGAAGGCCGTTCTACTGAAGTTGAAGAAGAAAATCGTTCAGGAATGATTAGCCAAGAACAACGAGATGGATTGCTTGGTTCTATCCGCAACGGTATGAAACAACGATCAAATTTAAATAACAAAAAAAGAATTCAGCAAGTACGTAAAGGTTTCGCTAAATATGTTATTGGTCAGTTAAATGTGTCAGAAGCACGTGCATTAGGTATTGTTACAGGGAATGGTGGAGTTACGGTACCTAAAGAATTAGTACCTGAAGTTATTTCTTATGCTCAAGAAATTAATCCTTTGCGTACAGATGGATCAATGCATCCAACTAAATCTCAATTAGGATTCCCAGTGTTGGTAAAAAAAGCAAAAGCATATGGACACAAAAAAGAACGTGATACGAACGATCCAATTAAGGACTCTACAATTGAATTAGATGAAATCATTTTAAGTCCTGCAGAATTTGATGCTTTAGCATTAATTACTAAAAAACTAATCAAACGTTCCGACTTAGCTATTGAAGATATTGTAATGGAAGAATTAGGCAAGGCATATGCTGAACAAGAAGGGATTTACTGTTTCCGAGGTGATGATCCTGAGAATACTAATGATGGAGCTTTGAGTAAGAAAGCGGTGCAAGTGTTTGCTACTAAAACTGTAGATGACAACGGAACGCCAAAAGTAGTTGCTATCACAGGAGAAAACGGTCCAGAAATGTTTGATGCGTTAGTTGATCTTAAAAACGCAGTGAAAGCATCAGTTCGCCGTGTGAGCAAGTGGTATTTGAATGATGCTGCATTATCTATTGTTGAAAAAATGAAGGACAATGAAGGGCGTCCTCTATACAGCCCCATGGACCAATTAAAAGATGGAATTGATGGTAAATTATTAAATTACCCAGTCACTGTCACTGAGTTTGCAGATAAATCAGCAGATGATACTGACACGCCTATTTTTTATTTTGGCGATCCTAAGTCTTTCCATATGCAAGAGGTTGAAGGTGCGTTAGAAACCCAAACTTTAGTGGAAAAATATTCAGACACAAATCATATTGGAATTAAGATTTATAATTTGTTAGATGGTCAGTTAATTTATAGTCCTTTAGAACCTACGATGTATAAGCTTGAATTAGGTGTAATTCCTAATCCGTAAGGAGAGCTAAAATGGTAAAAGAATTATCTTTAGAAGAAAAATTTAAAGCACATATTCATTTTGAAGAGGGCATGGATACTTCTATGCTCTCTTTTTATTTAGATATGGCAAAAAATTATGTAAAAACTGCAACTGGAGGGCAAGAAGAATACTTAATTTTAATGGTTGCAGGAATTGCCTATGAGTATCGTATTTCAGAAGATGAATTAGATAAGGCAATAAACGCAATCACACCATTTATTATTCAAGGAGTGATTCAACATGCCGAAGAGACAAACCAATAATCTGCGTTGGAAAGCTGAATTGTTGAATATTGAAGTAGCGCTGGATTTAAACGATAGGCCAGTTACAGTTTATAAATCGAAAAGAAATCTGTTCTACGAAGATATTGGAGTAACTGCACAAGAAAAATATCTTTCACAGCAAGCCAAAACAGACGTTGTCAGACGGATTAAAGTGAGATTGGATAAATCTATCACAGAAAAGTTTAGCGTTGTTAGAATCGATTCTGTGATCTATAAAATCACTCGTATTTACACAAATATGGATAAACGAGAAATGGAGTTGAGTTTGGCTTATGTTGACTGATTTTGAAACATTTAAAAAGGCACTCTTGGATTCTGGCTATAAAGTTTTTAGAGATCAAGCACCAAAGAATACACCATATCCGTATCTTATTTATTCGTATATTGGAGAAACTCAAAAATGGGCTTCAAATAAATTTATTGTGTCTAAAGGATTATATCAAGTATCGCTTTTTACAAAAGGAATTGAACAAGATTTGAATCCGTTAAAAAAAAGCTTTAAAAATTATAGTATTCATTTTAATGGTTTTTCTTCTATACAAGGAGATGAAAATGATGATACGATTACTAATTTTTATACAGAGGTGACTATTTACAATGAGTAATAACGGATTTTTAGATATGGCTAATCATTTAGGAACGATAGCGGAAGTTACAGAAGAAATAACAAAAGAATCATTAGAAGAAGCTGCAAATTTTTATTTGAATAAACTACTTCCTAAAGTCCCTAAATCATTACTTAAAAAGAAACATATGCGAGATCAATTAAAAGTTGAAGTAACTAATGAAGGTGTAGAAGTAGTTTTTGAAGATACAGCTTTTTATTGGCGATTCGCTGAAAATGGAACAGTAAATCAAAAAGCGCAACATTTTGCCAGCGGAACATTTGAACAATATAAAAGTCAAATAGAGATGATTATGACTAAAAAAATAATGAATAAAATGAAAGGATGAGTAGCATGTCAAGTATTAGTACGAAAGACAAACAATTATTATATCCAATTGGTATCGATGATTTATTCATTGTAATGTGGACACAATCAGAAACAGTAAGTTCGGGGCCGACATTTGATAGTGAAATTTGGAGATTGCCAAACATTGTAAAATTAGGCATTAAAGGTAATGGTAGCACAAAAGATAAATGGGCTTCTAATAAACTATTTGCACGTGTAAGTCGAGAAACACAGCATGAATTAACATTAGATCACGTGGCTATTCCAATTGCTATTTGGGATAAAATGAAAGGTGCTGTTAGTAAGAATGGTGTTTCTTTTTCAAAATCAACACCTAAAGAAATGCCATATTTTGCGGTAGGTGCTATAGGACCATTATCTAATGGTGAAAAAAGTGCTTTTTGGTATCCAAAAGTTCAACTTGCCATTGCGGAAGAACATGAATTTGAAACAGCAACCGAAGATATGGATATTAAAGATATTTCTTGTACGATGACAGCGACAAGTTTATTAGTTAATGATGTTATTAAATCAGATTATAATTCTGTTCGCTCTAGTGTAACTAATATGACTGTTGAAAAATTCATGAGTAAAGTAATTTATGATGAATCTCAGTTGGAGGATTCTTTACTTGGAGAAAGAGAGAGTGAATAATAATGGCAAAATTACGCGATTTAGTAAATGTAAATATTAATGTTGATTATTTAGAAATACAAGGAGAAAAAATTCCTATTATGTTTTCAATGTCAGCATTAGATTATATTCAAGAAGCTTATGGAAAGCCGTATCCTATTTTTGAAAAAGATTTGAATCAAATGTTACAAAAAGATCAAGTAACGTTACGTGGTAATGAATTAAAAATTATTCGCTCATTGATGTACGGCATGGTGCGAGCTGGTGGTACTGAATGTACGATTAAAGAGCTAGAAGGTGCCATTGCAATTAATGAAATTGTCAGTGCTTATGAAACGGTTATGGATGTTTTCGTGAACGGAAACTTCCAACAAAAAGATTTAGAAACAGTAAAAAAGCAACCGAAAAATCGAAACAAGCGCAGCCAAAATCGAAACAAGCGGAAGAAATAGAAATTCCTTGGGATTTCTATTTAAATGTAGCAATGGACTTGTTTGGTTGGGATGTAAATTTTTTTATGAACTGTACGCCAAATTTTTGGTTAAAGCAGTTCATTTTTTATTTGCGTAGAAATAATCCTGATGCGTTCGAGTTTGAACAGAATGATAGGATTTATACGATGGATCAAACACCATTTTTTAATTAGAAAGTAGGTGAGAATTTGGCAAAGCATGAATCAGACGTTGTTTTACGATTTAAAATGGATGGACAGGTACAATATGCACAAACTATAAAAGAAATTAATCAAGTGATGAATACCGCAGCAAAAGAGTACAAGGCTCATATTTCAGCATTAGGGAATGATGCTACTGCAACCCAAAAATTAGTAGCTCAACAAAAAAAGCTACAAGTGCAAACAGAAGCAGCTGAAAAACGTACAAAAATGTTACGAAAAGAGTATGAGGAATCGGTAAAAGCAACTGGTGAAAATTCAAAAGAAAGTAAAAAATTATATGATCGTTTGCTACAAGCCGAAACTGCCGAAAATAATTTAAAAAATGCGTTGGACAAAACCAATAAGGAACTTAAAGAGCAAGAAAAAGCTTCAAAATTTGCTGCAGATAATATAAAAAAAATAGGTGAAGCTGGCGAAAAAATTAAAGGAGTAGGTACTAAAATAACTGCAGGTGTGACAGTACCTATCATGGCCATAGGTGGTTTTGCTACTAAGCAAGCAATAGAAGTAGAAACACAATTTGCTAAAGTTTCTACTCTTTTAGATTCAAGTCAAGTTGATTTTCAAAAATATAAAAATGAAATTGCAAAAACTGCAACAGATATGGGTGTGTCCTTTGAAGAATATTCTGAATCAGTTTATTCAGCTATATCAGCATCAGTTGATCAAGCTGATGCTGTTAATTTTGTGGGTGATGCAGTTAAATTGGCTAAGGGTGGTTTTACTGAAACTGCAACTGCGGTAGATTTATTAACAACAACGATTAATGCATATAATTTAAAAGCTACTGATGCAGGAAAAATTTCGGATTATTTAATTTCTACTCAAAATTTAGGTAAAACAACTGTAAATGAGTTAGCTTCATCTATGGGGAAAGTAATTCCAATAGCTAATGCTAATAATGTAGGAATGAATGAATTATCAACTGCTTATGCTGTTATGACCAAAAATGGTATTGCTACAGCAGAAACTGGAACTATGGTAAAAGCCATGTTAAATGAGTTAGGAAAAACTGGTAGTCAAGCTGATAAAGCTTTGAAAGAGATTGCAGGAAAATCATTTAAACAATTAATGGATGAAGGGAATAATTTATCTGATGTCCTTAATTTGATGAATGAACATGCTCATAAGAATGGTTTAGCATTAAATGATATGTTTGGATCTGTTGAAGCAGGAACTGCAGCACTAACACTTTCAAAAGGTGAGGGTTCTGAATACAATGAAATTTTAAAACAAATTAATGATTCAGCAGGTGCTACTCAAGAAGCTTTTGATAAAATGGATGATACACCTGCACGAAAAATGGAAAAGGCGCAACTAAGAATTGCTGATGCAATGCGACAAGTTGGGGAAGTTGTGATACCTATAGTAGCTGATATTGCAGAAAAAGTTTCTCAATTTGTAACTGCATTTTCAAATTGGTTTGGTTCATTAGATGAAGGTTCAAAACAAACAATATTAATGATAGCTGGTGTTGTGGCTGCTATCGGTCCAGTATTAGTAGTTTTAGGAACACTTGCTAGTTCCATTAGTAGTTTGATTCCAGTTATTGCTTTTATTGCGTCGCCAATTGGTTTAGTAATTGCGGCGGTTGCCGCTTGGGTAGCTGCAATCGTAGTTGCATATAATAAAATCGGTTGGTTTAGGGATTTTATCAATACCTCCTTTAAAGTAATTAAAGATATTGTGGTTGGTGTATTTAATGTTTTGAAAGATACGACAAAATCTACTTTTGATTTCATCACAGGATTTATTGGTGGTGCCATGGATGGGGCTGCAAAAATTATTGACGATTACGTAAATGCAATTAAGCGTATTTTTGGCGGTATCGTTGATTTTGTAACGGGAGTATTTACTGGAGACTGGTCAAGAGCGTGGCAAGGTGTTGTTGACATTTTTGGTGGTATTTTTGAAGGTATCGCTGCAGTAGCTAAAGCTCCAATCAATGCCATGATTACGTTAATCAATGGATTTATTGGTGGATTAAACAATATAAAAATACCTAAATGGGTGCCAGGAATTGGCGGTAAAGGATTTCATATTGGAAAAATTCCTTATTTAGCAGAAGGTGGAACTATTCTAAATGGTCAAGCCATTGTTGGTGAAGCTGGTCCTGAACTATTAACCGCTAAAAACGGCAAGACAACAGTAACTCCATTGTCACCAGAAGAAAAAGCTCGTGGAATTGGTGGTGCTTTGAAAGATGGCAACACTATTGAGCAACATGTTCATATTGGCCAAGTAGATGCAAATAATCCGAGTGAAATTAATCGTTTGAACAGGAAAATGTTTCAAGCGAATGTTTGGAATAATTTAGCGACAGGGGATGTGTAAAAATGGATAGATATACGCCTAATTTTGTATGGAAAGGAGCGAATGCTCTTATAGATTATGGTTTAATTATTGAATCTGAATTGCCTGAAATTGTCGCTAAACCAAGATATAACGAGATAACTATTGTAGGTAGTAACAGGGTATTGAATGAATGGTTTGGCGATTATGAACCATTTGATTTCAAAATTAAAGACGTCAGTGTTAGTTATGAACGATTATCGGAAGTGAAACGATGGCTTAGTGGCAAGTCAGAATTAATCACACATAATAATGAAAACCTGTATGTTAATGCGGTATGCAATGTTAGTAATGAAGTTGAATACACAAATGAGTGGGGAACTTTTTATACTTTTGAAATAAATTTTCGTTGTGAACCTTTAAAGAGAAAAGTAAATGAAAAATTTGTCAGTCTAAAAAAAGGAGAGAATGACATTACCAATCATGGGGATGAAATTTGCTTCCCTTTATTTGAAATTCAATCTACTGGCGGTGACATCAATATAACTTGTGGTAAAAATACTTTGATTTTAATAAATACACCTGCTGGCTTGTTATCATTAGATAATGAACTAGCTGTTTGCGTACATGAGGGAAGAATGCAACGAACAAAAGGAAACTGGATACGAATGACACCAGGGACCAATAAAGTAAAGGTAACTGGAAGTGTTTCAAGTATAAAAATAAAGGTGAGGAGTGTATATTTTTGATTAATCCAATTTACATTTATGAAAAAGTACCAAAAGATTTATCCGAAAATGGCATCCCTCTATTAGATTGGGCTGATGACCCTGAAATAACTCGTTCATTGAATAGTGAATATTCTTTTTACGGTAATTATTCATTGGTTGGTGAAAATAAAGAATATTTAAAGAAAGGTTATTATATAAAAGCTTTAGTTTCTAATGATTCATGGCAGTATTTCAGAATAAAATCAGTTGATAAAAATTTACATTCTGTTTCAATCAAAGCTCTACATTTAGGGTATGAGGCAAATCGTAACTTTATTCAAATGGCATATACTGCTAATGGTACTGGTAATCAGATTATGGAAAACTTAAAAGCGAATTTAGCATTTAAGCAACCTTTTATCTATGAAAGTAATATCAATTCCAAACATCAATTTACCGCAAAAGAAGTAAATCCAATATCGGCTATTATTGGGCAAAATAACGGTAATGAAAATTTAGCAGGTGTAACTTCTGGCGAACTAGATATGGATAACTACAGACTTATACTAAAAGACAGAATTGGTGAAGATAATGGTTTTAGAATAGATTTAGGTGTTAATTTAGAATCAATAAAAGAGACTGTGGATGACTTAAATGTATCCAACAGTCTCTATTTAATTGGTGGAACACCTGAAGATATTAATTATAACGAAGATCAAGAGCCAATAACCTTTGCTTTTTTAGAAACAAAAGGGGTAACCGATGAAAATAGACGTATTACTAGTAGGACCAATAGCGAATGTAAAACTGTAGAGGAATTAAAAAAATGGGGACAATCACTTTTTGACAAAGAACGAATCCATGAACCAAAAGTAACACATGAAATCAATATGGTTACTTTAGAAAATACTATAGAGTATCAAAAACTTTACGGTAAGATAATGAAATTGAATTTTGGGGACACTGTGTATTGCGATATTGAATACAACGGAATAACTGGAGTAAAAGAAAGAGTGACAGAGTGTACTTGGTTTCCTACTTTAGGTAAGTATAAAAATATCGTACTAGGAAACGAAATAAAATCTTACACAGATTCAGTAAATACTGCAGTTAATCAAATAACTAAAAAGCTTGAAGTAAAGAGTGAGGATTTACAGAATGCTATCGTGAACGCTACTCAATGGATAACAGGAACAAAAGGTGGCTATGTTCGTTTTCGTCCTAAAGATGCACCAGAAGAAATTTTAATTATGGACAGACCAAATGCGAATGATGCAAAAAAAGTATGGCGTTGGAACCTAGGAGGTCTTGGGTATTCAAATAGCGGTGTAAATGGACCATTTGAAACGGCAATTACTCAAGATGGCTCAATTGTTGCTAATTTTATTACAGCAGGAATTTTGACAGGGATTTTAGTACAAGGTGTGGCTTTAAAAACGTTAGATGATAAAGATTTCCAAGTTGTGGTTGAAGGTGGAAAGGTAGCATTTGAACGTAAAAGAGTAAGCACAGGCCTAAAAGATGTTCATGGTGAATTATTTGGTGACATTAAGGCTACGTATGATGGAAGTGGAAAAAAAGCTAATGGTTTCGCTGTTAGACAAAAACATGGTTACATTTTTTCGATCAATACGATTAGTAAAAATAATGAGGGGCAATCAGTTCCAATTATTCAAATACCAGCAGATGTTCATCCAGACAATAGGAAAGTGAATAGTTATGCTAGCTGGTCGCACAAAGGTAATTTCAGTGTTTCTAATGAAGTAGATATTAGTGGTATTTTAAAAGGAACTATTGGTAAATTCGATAAATTATATGTTGGAGGTAAAGAAGTTATACCAGGAAGCGGTACTGGTGGAACTGGTAGCGGTACACCTCCAGAATTGACTACTGAAAAAGAGAAAAACGCTTGGGCAGTTTGGCAGTTCTTAAAATCTAAAGGTTATAGCGAACAAGCAACTGCAGGTATTTTAGGAAATATGGAACAAGAATCAGGCATTATGCCAGACATTGACGAAGGTGGTGGCGGTCCTGGCTATGGTTTAGTTCAGTGGACATCACCTGTAGCTGGTGAAAGTGGTCGTGCATATGTTCAACGTTTATTAGCACAAGCTGGTATTAGTGGTGACTATCGAAACATTAATACGCAACTTCAATTACTAGACTGGCATATGCACAACGGACAGTATATTCCTACTTCTGCTTATCCATATTCAGTTGCACAATTTAAAGCATTAACAGATATAGGAACAGCTACGATGGCGTTTGAAGCCAATTTTGAGCGACCAGCAGTCACACATCCAGAGCGGATTGATATGGCGATTTACTGGTATAACAAATTGCATGGGTTGCAACCTAGTAATCCAACGTGGATGAACCCTGTACGATCTAGCTATACGATTACGCAAGAGTGGGATCAAATTGGCTGGGGAACGAACGTTATTCATGGTGGAATTGATATTGCTTCAGTTCCTGCTGGAAGTACGCCACCTGTTTATGTGGCACGTAGCGGCACAGTAGAAACTGTCACTTATGATGGAACTGGAGGAAATTATGTTGTCATTAAACACGATGATGGTTATTGGACCTATTACGGTCACTTAAATTCTGTTGATTTAGCTATAGGCGATAAAGTAACGACCAATTCACGTGTTGGGATAATGGGTTCCACTGGGCTTGCTAAAGGTATTCATCTTCATTTTGAAGTGTGGAAAGGCGCACAGTGGCAACGAATCAATCCACGTGATGTAATTAATTTTTAGAAAGGAGTGCACAAATGGTTAAATGGCAAGCAACGCTAAGTACAACTGAACCTTATAACTATGTCGGTATTATTAATGTACGGCAAGGGAATAAGAACACAGAAGTATTACAAGTAAATATTGTAGAAAATGCTTTGCCGTTAGACTTAAGTCTCTGCAAAGTTTTTTTAGAGTCAATTATTAATAATAAATTCCCGATTCAACGAGCAGCAAAAATCATAGATGCTAAAAAAGGGATTATTCAGTATACCTTTGATGAATATTCTATGCAGTCGTTACACAGACAAGAAGCATATTTCAGTATTCATAAAGGCGACAACCTGATTGGTGCAACGCAAAACTTTTCCTATTTTGTGGTGAATGCTGCTTCTAAAACAGAAGGTGAAATGGGTTCTTATTGGCAGTCCATTGAAGATTTAATCGCAGACATGACTGCTTTTATCAATGAAAATAAGGGCGATTTTACAGCGTGGATGAATGCTAGAAAAGAAGAGTTTGAAAAGTGGCGCAAAAATCAACAAGATACATTTGAAGCTTGGCGGAACGGCCAAGAAACAGATTATCTAAAATGGTTTGAATCAATTAAGGATATTTTAAAGACTGTTGATCCAGGCGGCACAATGTTAGCCGAATTAATGGATGCACGTGTAGATATACAAGGAGTTCGCCACAATTCACTTTCTGAACGTTTATTAGCTGATATGAATTATTTGTATCAGAGGTTAGAAGAACGACTATACACCGTCAAATATGGCAATGTAAACACGTTAGAAATTTTAGAGGATAATTCATTTTCTAAGAATCATGAAGTTGAAGTATTGGGAACAGTTAATCATTCAATTGAAGAAGGGGCGTTAATTATAGCGACAGTTGATGATTCAAAACAAAATGTTTTTACGATTGAAGGTGTAGACAATGGTTGATGCTAAAAGAATGATGGAAACTGATGAAAATGGGATTAAACGTCAGTTTTTTCCTATGACACACGTATCGGCAATCCTTGGATTAACAGAGATAATGACTGGTAATTCAAAAGTATCTTCAGTAAATGGACATACAGGCGCAGTCATTATTACGCGTGCAGACCTAGATTTACCTATTGATGGGATTATGATTTCGAAACAGGAGTATGACAAAATGTTAAAAATCATAGCCGATTATGAAGATGGAAAACTAGGTGGTTCTGGTGTTGAGTTTGAAAAAGTAAAAGGAGATGAAGAAATAAATGCCTGATTTATATGTAGTGAAAAAAGACGGCGTAGCTATTGATGTACAAACTAGTACAGCTGGCGTTGTTGGATTAAATGAATTTGTTGATGGAAAAATTAGTGGTGCTGAAGCAGGCACTGTCTCGTCTGTAAATGGTCATACAGGTGAAGTTATTTTAACTGCTTCTGATGTAAAAGCACTGCCAGACACAACTGTTATTCCAACGCTTCCTAGCAATGCCACTTCTGAAAAAGACGGTTTAATGTCTAAAACGGATAAAGCAAAATTGGATGCATTACCAGTTTTTACATTTGAAAAGGTAGGTGAAGCGTAATGGCAGATATCGTTCAGTTAAAAGAAAATGGTGTTGTAAAGTATATGAAAACACATGCAGATGCTATTGACGGCGTGGAAGGAAAATTAGTAAAGGCCGTTGGAAACGAGACTGTGTTAGGGACAAAGAATTTTCAAGATGGGATTCAAATCGGTGGTAAATCTGTATCGGTTAATGCAAAACCGACCTATGAGGTGGTGAAAGACTACTGGGATGGAACTGGAGCTTATTTGACAGAATCTCAATCAGTAACAATTTCAAATAGCAGCAATGTGGATGAAATTGTTTTGATATTCTCGCGTTACAACGATAACGGTGGCGGTATTGTTCACTCAATACCAGTTACTCCGAATATTACGAAATTAAAATACGAATTACCAGCAGTTGCATGGGTAGGTTCTGCTTCAAAAGACCCAACAATAGCGTATAAAAAAATATCTATTTCTAAAACTGGTACATCTTTAGTGATTACAGGAGATACTGCAAACACATTAAATGAAGCAAATAAAAAAATTGTTTTTAGAGAAATCGGCGTTATGCGTCGTAAATAGGAGTGGATAATAAAATGAAAAAAATATATAAAGTACTCTACCCAGTAGGATTTCAAATTTTCGAAGTTCAAGATGATTATGTTGTAGCCTTGCCATTTGTAGAGGAGAAACCACTAGAAAATTTAGTGAATGAACAATCCCAATTTTTTAACTTTTCAGAACAAAAATGGGAAGAAGCAGTGACACAGGATTATACAAAAAAATTGAATTTGTTAGAAAATCTTGCTAATGGCTTAGAAGTTTCAAATAGTGAGTTAAAACAAGCAAATGAAAAGCTAACTGCTAAAGCAGAATCACTTGCACAAATCAATTCTAAGACGATGCTTACTTCTCTTCAAAATACAAGAGAAATTGATGCTATTAAAGAACAAATCGGAGGTGCAAAATAATGTATTCATATGATGACATTAAACTGATGTATGATTGGGGACTATTTACTCCAGAGCAGGTTGCAGAATTTGTGCCTAGTTGTATTACAGAAGATGAATTTACTAAAATGACAGGTGAACCGTTTAGCAAAAGCTAGGCGGTTCTTTTGTTAGAGGGATGGAGACGATAACTTGAAAGATGAGCCTTTAATTGAAATCGTCGATCGTTTGGCACGGATTGAAACAAAGTTGGATAATCATGAACAATTAAGAGAGAAAGCAGACATAGCGCTCTCAATGGCCAAAAACAATGAAGGCGATATTGCGGAAATAAAAGAGAATCAAAAGTGGACGTGGCGAACAATTGCAGGAATTGGTGTTTCTGTTGCTGTTTATTTAATCACGAAATACTTAGGAGGAATTTAGAAATGATATTACCAGACAAGTATTACAAAATCATCAAGTGGGGCGTGCTAACGGTACTTCCTGCAAGTTCTGTTTTGGTTGCCACACTAGGCAAAGCCTATGGCTGGCAGCAAACAGATATGGCTGTTTTAACTATCAATGCCATTGCAACTTTTTTAGGAGTAGTAACAGGTGTGTCAGCATATAATTTAAAAGACAAGGAGAAATAAAAATGAAAAAGAAAATTTTAGTAGGAGCGCTTGTCGCTCTATTTTTTATGCCTTTAAATGTATTTGCTGCAAAAGGAGATCAAGGCGTTGACTGGGCGATTTATCAAGGCGAACAAGGCCGTTTTGGCTATGCACATGATAAATTCGCTATTGCCCAGATTGGTGGCTACAATGCTAGCGGTATTTATGAACAATACACATATAAAACGCAAGTAGCAAGTGCTATTGCACAAGGTAAACGTGCGCATACCTATATTTGGTATGACACTTGGGGAAACATGGACATTGCGAAAACAACAATGGATTACTTTTTGCCACGTATTCAAACGCCTAAAAATTCCATCGTTGCTTTAGACTTTGAGCATGGCGCTAGTTCTGACGTAAACGCAAATACGGAAACAATCCTATATGGTATGCGCCGTATTAAACAAGCAGGATATACACCAATGTATTATTCATACAAGCCTTTTACGTTACAATATGTGGACTATCAGCGAATTATTAAAGAGTTCCCTAATTCTTTATGGATTGCTGCCTATCCTAGCTATGAAGTAACGCCAGAACCATTGTATGCATATTTCCCAAGTATGGATGGTGTTGGAATTTGGCAATTTACATCCACTTATATTGCTGGTGGGTTAGATGGTAACGTAGACTTAACAGGTATTACTGATAACGGGTATACTGCAACTGACAAACCAGAAACCGAAACTCCAGCAATTGATGCAGGTGAAGAAGTCGAAAATACGCCAAGTTCCGATGTTAAAGTTGGCGATACTGTTAAAGTGAAATTTAGTGTTGATGCTTGGGCAACTGGCGAAGCTATTCCGCAATGGGTAAAAGGAAACAGCTATAAAGTACAAGAAGTAACTGAGAGCAGAGTATTGCTTGAAGGTATCTTGTCATGGATCAGCAAAGGCAATATTGAATTATTGCCAGATGCGGCAACTGTTCCTGATAAACAACCAGAAGCGACTCATGTGGTACAATACGGCGAAACATTATCAAGCATTGCTTATCAATACGGAACAAACTATCAAAGATTGGCTGCATTAAATGGATTGACAAATCCAAATCTTATTTACCCTGGTCAAGTTTTGAAAGTCAATGGATCGGCAACAAGTAATGTCTACACGGTTAAATACGGCGATAATTTATCTAGTATTGCAGCCAAACTTGGCACTAATTATCAAGCCTTAGCTACATTAAACGGATTAGCAAATCCTAACTTGATTTATCCTGGTCAAACATTAAATTATTAATATAAAAGCTCTACTTCTCAATCGTGGGAAGTAGAGCTTTTTTTATTTGCACTAAACTATATCATCCATCTGGCAATCCGACACCGTCTCCACAAGATATCCAATTTACCAAACGAATGGAAGAATGTGGCGAAATGATGGGGATTCAATTGTTGGATCATATTATTCTTGGTGATAGCGGATACATTAGTTTGAGAGAAGAGAATTTTTTTGCTTCAGAATGA